GACTCCGCTCCTCCTATATATAATATATATAAAATTATAATTATAATGGGACAGTTATGCCCGTTTAGCCCTACCGTTAAATAGGCGTTTTTAGGAGACAATAATGGGACGTAAACCAGGGGTACAATCAGTACCTAAAGATGAAGCCCAGGCCAAAGTACTAGCCCTACTAGAACAGGGTGCTACCATTACGGCCGCTATGGCCGCCGTCGGTAGACAAGATACAGCCTTTCGTCAATGGGTCATGGTGGACGAATCCTTTAAGGAAAAGTCTGAAAAGGCCCGCCTTGCAGGCAAAGGCATCAAAGCAGACCTGGCAGAACTCAAGGATATATCCTACCCCGACTTCTCCCAGCAATTCCTAGACACTACCCTCTTTGACCATCAACTTAACTGGCTAGACCTGATTGAAGGTAAAGAGCCTAGGTGGCAACCTGCAGGTATGACTTACGAGCCAGGAGACCCAAAGCGTGTCCTGATTAACGTGCCACCCGAGCACGCCAAGTCAACCACCATTACAACCAACTATGCGTTGTATACAATTGTGACCAACCCCAATGCGCGAGTTATCATCGTGTCCAAGACCCAGGGTATGGCAAGAAAATTTTTAGGTGCGATTAAGACTCGTCTTAGCCACCCAGCATACATGAAACTCCAGACGGCCTTTGGCCCAAATGGAGGCTATAAAGCAGATGCAACCCAATGGTCTGCCGACATGATATATTTAGGAACGGGACGAGATTCTGGCGAGAAAGACCCCACAGTGCAAGCACTTGGATTTGGTTCCCAGATTTACGGCGCACGCGCCGACCTGATTATCCTAGACGACGTTGTGATGAACTCAAATGCCCATGAGTGGGAGAAGCAAATTGAATGGCTTCAAAAGGAAGTTATCACACGTCTGGGACGGCACGGAAAATTACTTATAGTAGGAACCCGTGTCGCTCCCGTAGATTTGTATAAAATGATACGTGATGGCGCACAATGGACTGGTGGCAAGACTCCCTTTACCTACTGTGCTATGCCTGCCGTTCTGCAATTTGATGAGAACCCGCAGAACTGGAAAACGTTGTGGCCTAAAACCAACATCCAGGAGAACGATTTAGATGAGCAATTCGAAGATGGGCTTTACCCTAAGTGGGATGGACCCTCGCTCTTTAAGCGTCGCTCTGAGGTCGCTCCGTCAGTATGGGCTATGGTCTACCAGCAAGAAGATGTCCAACAAGACTCTATCTTTCCGCCAACAGCAGTTGCAGGATGTGTTAACGGTATGCGAAAGCGTGGACCGCTTAAACCTGGTACTCCAGGACACCCGCAAAGAGCAGGCTCAATCTACACCGTAATTGGTTTTGACCCTGCAGTATCTGGTCGCTCTGCTTTCGTAGCAGTAACTTATAACCGCGACGATGGTCAGGTGTATGTACTAGACTGTGTTAACATGGCAGACCCAACACCTCAGAAAGAGAATGCTCTTATTCGTGAGTGGGTTGAGAAATACCATCCTCAAGAATTCCGTGTGGAGATTAACGCACACCAGAAGTACTACGCTATGGATACGGACTTACGTAACTATCTAGCAACCTATGGTTGTCAATTGAACTCACACTTTACAGGCAAGAACAAGTGGGACACATCTTTCGGTGTAGCATCTATGGCTAGCCTTTTTGGCAGCATTAGCAATGAACGCTACCAGAATAATGGTATCATAGAACTACCAAGTAATGAAGGCTCAGAAGGACTTAAGTCTTTAGTGCAGCAACTCATTACCTGGAAGCCAGATACTAAGAACCCAACTGACTGTGTGATGGCTTTATGGTTTGCTATTATACGTGTACGTGAATTAATGCAACAATCCTCTGCGGTAGGTCAATATCAAACCAACCGCTGGGCAACCCGAAGTCAAAAACAACAACGTATGTCATTAAACTTAGACGAAGCATTCGCTGAGCAATGGCAAGAAACTTATAGTTAGGAAAAATTATGCCATCCCCAAGACCAATAACAGGAATATTTGCACCACTAAAAAAGAAGGTTGTTAATAAAAATATTAAATCTTCAGGTGGTAATGCTAAAGTAGTCTCACCTATGACTGCTGCTGAACGCGGAAATAGAAATGCTTCAGAATCTGCTAGAGTGCGTAATACGGCTTTTGGTACAAAAGATATTATGGCACATGCAGAAAAAAATGTTACCAAAGGTCCAACAGTCAGCATTCGCTCTACTCCTGGAATCTCTGGCACAGGCGGTGCTAAAGTTGCTAAAATTTATAAGCCAATGGGTGGCTCTGGTATGGGCCTTCTTTCAATCAAAAATAAATAATTTTTTAAATCTACGTTAGGACAATAATGGCATTATCGATGGAACAAGTTGCAGCGCGGGTCGAGAACCTTCGCTTCCGCAACGCTGAACGTGACGGTCGCAACCTTGACGTTCTTGCAGTTCGTAAAGGCCAGATTGCATCTGTCTATCCTGATTTCTTTCCAGATGGAGTAGATGCTAACGTAGTTGCCAACTTTATCGACATTGTCGCACGCGACTTGTCAGAAGTTATGGCTCCGCTTCCTGCAATTAACTGCTCAGCGGCTAACTCTGTTTCTGACAGAGCGCGTGGTTTTGCTGATAGACGCACACGTATTGCATCAAACTATTTTTCACACTCAGACCTTTCGGTACAGATGTACCAAGGTGCTGACTGGTATCTAACCTACGGTTTCCTCCCATTCTTTATTGAGTTGGATGAGGAAGCAAAGTTGCCGCGCATCCGCCTAGAAAACCCACTGGGTGCTTACCCAGAATTTGACCGCTACGGACGCTGCATTGCCTTTGCAAAACGCTACATGACTTCTTTGGCGGAGTTAGTTTCACTGTTCCCTGAGTACGAATATTCCTTGTTAGGTGGCCACGGCTACAAGCAGGATTTGAATACTCAAATTGAAATGATTCGTTACTTCGACAAAGACCAATCAATCATCTATATCCCTACAAAGAATAATTTAGTTCTTTCACATGCTATGAATCCATTGGGTAAGATGATGGTCGTAGTAGCACGTAAGCCATCTATTGATGATGAACTTCGCGGACAGTTTGATGACATCCTTGGAATTCAATTGCTGCGTAACCGCTTTGCGTTACTTGCGATGGAAGCAGCAGAGAAGTCAGTACAAGCACCTATTGTACTCCCACAGGATGTACAGGAGTTGCAACTTGGTGGAGATGCGGTTATTCGCACATCCAACCCAGCAGGTGTACGCCGTGTAGAACTTAACATTCCAGCAGGCGCGTTTACAGAACAAAGTTTGCTTAATCAAGAACTACGTGTGGGTGCTCGTTATCCTGAATCACGTACTGGTAATATCAGCGCATCAGTTGTTACAGGACAAGGCGTACAGGCTCTTATGGGAGCCTTTGATACACAGGTTAAATCTGCTCAAGCAATCTTTGCATCTGCACTACGTGATGTAATTCAAATCTGTTTCCAGGTTGATGAGAAGATTTTCCCATCAGAGAAAACAATTCGTGGTGTAGATTCAGGTTCACCTTATGAAATTACATACTCACCTAAGAAAGATATTAAGGGTGATTACTCAGCAGATGTTCGCTATGGTATGTTGGCTGGTCTTAACCCAGCACAGGGACTTATCTTCATGCTACAGGCACTTGGTGGTGGATTAATATCCAAAGATATGGCTATGCGTGAACTTCCATTTACAGTTAACGTATCTCAAGAACAAGAAAAAATTGAAATTGAAAAGATGCGTGATGCATTACTTGGAGCGCTTACAGCATATACACAAGCAATTCCACAATTGGCTACAACTGGTGGAGACCCAAGCGAAATAGTACGTAAGATTGCCGATGTTATTAAGGCACGCCAAAAGGGACAGGCACTTGAAGATGCAATCGAAGAGACATTTGCTCCAGAGCAACAAGTTCCTCCTGCTGGGGTTCCATCGGTTGAGCAACCGTCCCCTGTTCCCTCTGGTTCTCCAGTAGGAGGCTCTCCAGAAGGCGCACCAATGCCAGAAGGAATGCCAGAAGGAGCACCTGCAGCACCACCAAGTATTCAAAGTTTACTCTCTGGTCTATCTGGCGGAGGAACACCAACAGCATCAGTACGGACAGTAACGCGTAGATAATCTAAGTAGGGGACAATGACAACTTTAGTAGCGATACAAGGTGATGGCTGGTCTGTAATGGGCTGCGATTCTCGCCTTAGCGATGAACATGGTCGCTTTCAGATTGCTAAGACTCCTAAGATTGTTGATAACAATAGCATCTTAATTGGTGGCTGTGGTTCATCACGTGCAAGTAATGTTTTACATTATGGATACGTGCAACCTAAGCCAACCATTAAAGAAGATTTAAATACTTATATGACGCAGAAATTTATCCCAGCAATGCGTAAGAATTTTGTTGATGCTGGTATAGACATGAAAGAGGACGGCGATGTCGCGCAAATCGATGGAGGATTCATCATCTCCGTTAAAGGGCAAATTTTTTCGGTTTCTGAGGATTACTCTTGGGATACCGATGTTCGTAACGTATATGTTATGGGTAGCGGTGGAGATGTTGCCCTCGGTGCATTGGCAGCGTTGGGTGTGGAAAAAGTAAATACTATTAAAGAAGCAGAGCGAATGATTCGTAAAGCAATTTCTATTGCAATCCAATACGATAACATGTGCTCACAACCAATTCATATTTTTACACAACATGGTAATAAGGAGAAATAATGGCTGTAGAAAATCGTGGAGGTATGCGTCCAAACGCACCACAGAATAATCCTGCCAATATCAATCCATTCGGTGGTAACGGCCAGAGCGGAAACGGAACACAGGCTCCTACGTACATTCCTGGTATGGGATACGGCCAAGGCAAGGCTACAATGGAGCAGCAAAAAGGCGCAAAGTTGGCTGGGCCAACAACTGCATCAGCATTTAAAGGCTCAGGGGCAGGCGCTGGCGCAGGCGAAGGCCAGATTCCTATGCCGCTAACAGCACCATCTGCTTTCCCAGATGAAAGAATTACAACAGGTGCTGCAATTGATTCAAGTACTCCAGGACCAGAATCACTTATGATGCCAGGGCAAGAAGAAGTTATTAATGACCCTGATTTAAATTTAGTACGTGAATATTTTCCAGTCATCGAATTATGGGCATCTCAAGTAGATACTTCACAGGGTACTAAGGATTATGTAAATTACCTTAGGACCATTCTATGAGTTTATGGGATTACATTGGTAATATCCAGAAGGACATGGGAGATAACATCAAGACAGATGTTGTCCCAGCAAAAAATGGTCGCGTTCCTTTTGGTGTAAGCCTAGATACTGCAAAAGCAGTTCCAGCAAAGACTGGTAACACTGTTGTGCAAGCACGTTTTGCTCCAACTCGTAAGATTACAAACGAGGATGTTGAGCAAGCACGCATTGCTGCAATTAAGGGTTTTACTTGGGCTACAGAAATGGCATTAAAGTACACACCGCTTGCAATTATTCCTAAGATTGATGAAGCAACTAAGGGTGGACTTTCAAAGGCGCTTATGGCTGGCGCAAAAAATGTGCGTTCTAACTATGCACTTATTCGTGCAGCAGCAGATGACGATGCAGCAAAAGGTATGCTTGCAAGTCTTAATTTAATTGTTGGTGGATTAACTGGAGCAGTCGCTGGTGCAGCAATCGGAGCGCCCGCAGCGGGTGTTGGTGCTATTCCTGGAGCAATTGCTGGTTTTGTAACTGGCGTTGCAGCCGCTGGTGCGGGAACTCGCTCAATGGCTAAACAAGAAACTTTTGGAAAGCAACTAAAAGAAAAAGCAATCTATGCTGAATCCGCAGTTGGACAAGAACATTATAACTTTGGTAGAGATGTAACAAATCAACTAGCGCGTATCAAGGGATTTAAAACACTTGGCGATACTAGCATGGGTATTGGTGCGGTTACATCAGGTCTACTTAACTTTGGTTTTGAAGTATCTCTAGACCCACTCTTAAAGGGAACTAGCGTTGGTGGCAAAGCCATAAAGGGCGCACTTGTTGGTGGCGTAACACCAAAAAGTCAAGGTTTAGTTGCTGATGCAATTGGTAGAGCAACTGGTCTTCGTTCTCTTGAACTAGCAGATAAACTTGATATCGATATTGATACTATCAAGAAGACCGCCGCTGGTGAAAAAACAATTTACACACCTTTATTTGAATTCTTAAAAAGCAATGATGCGGCTACGGTTCGCAATCATCCAACATTAAGAAACAATGATATGGGAGATGTTGCAGCATCAGTACTTGCTGGCAAATCAGATGAAGAAATTGGTTTAATCCTACGTATTGGTCGTGGAGATAAAAGTGCAATTGATGAACTTGAAGCCAACCCTAACTATGCAGATACTTACGCTGAGTTAAATCGATACGAATCAGGTATTACTGCTCTTGAAGAAGATGGAATGATATGGTTCCGTCATAACAACGAGTTGATGATGGTTGGTAAAAAGTATCAAGATGGTTCAGAACTTATAAAAGCAGAATTTGAAGTTCTTCGCAAGAAGAAAGACTTTGTTGAAAGAGCCATTAGCCTTGATTCTTGGTTGCAGACAGATAGAACTGTCTCCCAATTTGCATGGGTAGAACGTATGCGTGCTGACAAAGCCGTGCGTGGTGCTGCTACAAAGATATCTGGAAAGAATTACAATAATGAACTTATTGATGGTATCCGCCAGGAACAAGAGTTTGGTGATATCATTACCTCCGTGTACAAGAATAACCTGTTCTCTACACCAATTAGTTTTGTAAGCCGTCTTATTGATGATGCTCCACATGCAACAGTTAACTTTAACGAAGGTGTACAGTCCGTTACACGTGTACGTACAAGCCTACGCGATGCTGTAACTCGCAAAATAATTGATGCACAACAAGCATCACAAATTCTTAATGACTTTATCTCTGCACCAAATGAAGGTGTAAAGAATGAAATTATTGAAAAGTATGCAGAAACTGTAATCCGTAATGCTGCTATCAACTATGGACACCATGAAGATATTGTAGAACTTGCAGTTAATACTTATATTAAGAACCATCGCCTAACCAAGAAGGAAGCAACGCAGGCGAAAGAGCAGAACCGTGCGTACATGGTTGGCAAAGATGGCAACGCTATCGCTGACCCACAGTTGATTACTCAACTTGCTAACGGTGCTTACCTCCCAGATATTGCAATTATTGATAAAGCATTTAAAGAGTTTGGAACACGCCCTGGTTCTATTACTAAGGCTGGACGTTCAACTCTGTACGGTCTAAAGACTGCATTAGATGAACTACAGTCTATCTGGCGTGGTGCGACACTAGCACGTGGTGGCTTTACAGCCAACATTCTTCGTGATGCTAACTTCCGTGCATGGGCAGATACTTCAATGTTCTCTCTATACTCACAGTTAAGCACAAGCACTCTAGACTCTGTAACTAATGGACTCAATACAGTCAAGAAGATTTCTTCTTGGGAGAAAGATTCAATTAGTCCTAAGCGTAATATGAAAAATATTCGTGAAGGTATTGACGAAAACGATAAGGTTTTAAAGAAGTTAGAAGGACGACTAGAGCAAGAAGGTTTCTACAAGAAGCCTAAGAAGGGTGCAAAGCCTGTAGAGATTACACCAGCACTTCAACGTGTTATTGAATCTCGAGATGCAATTGCAGCCACACTAGCAGAACTTCGTCGCCAAGAGAAGGCTATTGTTGACAATATCCCAACTCAAGTAATTAAAAAAGATAAGATTAGCGTGTCTGGTTGGGAATTCCCAGCGGCACGTTCTGGTCAACTTGGTGAGATTAGCCGTCAGAAATTAAACGGTAAAGAAGAGATTCGCGGTGCGCTAGCATCTGTTCGTGAACTAGAGATGGAATCTGTACGCCGTGGAAGTTACGGCGGCAAGGTTTACCATGCTGTAGATAATGAAGCAGAGCATCTTGTAGCATGGACTGACATGCTTAATAACCACTTGCGCAATGACCCTCTTGCAGTTAAAATTATGCAAGGTGAAGGTAAGCCAGAGTTAATGAACTGGCTACAAGAGAATGCTCAGCGTTCTTATATCGACCGCTTTGGTTTAACTGTAGTTGAAGAAGGCAAGCCTGCACGTAGATTACGTCGTAGTGATGCAGAATATATTTATGACCGTGTTAACTTTGCTGTAAATAGCATTGCTGCTAACGAGCAAGTCCGTAAACTGGTCCTTAATAATCAGTTGACAGCAGTTGAATTAAAGAAATTATATCCAGTAGTTGCAGAACGTCCACCAGTTTCTGGAGACGTTACAACTAACGCACTTGGTACTGGAAGTCTTGCGCGTTTCCTACCTAATCTTCAAAAAGAAGTAGTACAGTATCTTGCAACGCAGCCAACTGCTAAACTTAACTATAACCATTACTTTGCTGCTAAGTATTACGAGAAGTTAGAAACTCTTGTAATGAATGCAAACGAGCGTGGTGTTATTCCTGGCGCAAAGCAGAAGTTACAATATGAGAAGATTGCTCGTTCTTATGCAATCAATGAGTATCGCAGTAAGATTAACGCGTTCTCAAAGGATATGAACTTTGCTGGACTAATGAACTATGTTATAGCCTTCTTCCCTGCGGTTGTAGAACAGTTCAGAGCATACGGACGTATTATGATAGATAACCCAGAGTTACCTATCCGTCTTGCTTATGCAGCCCAGATTCCAGAATACATCGCAGATGTACAGGAAGATGCTTATGGCAATCGATACATTGAGTACACGATGCCATACACAGGTTTAAAGGCACGCTTTGGAGTTGAATGGTTTAATCCAATTAACCCAACTTCTGGTTCTATCCTATCTGCTGGTCCTTTAACAACAACTCTTGCAAACCTTGTAGCCAAGCAGACAGAGTTTGCTGATACTAAACTAGGTGCTTTCTTGCTACCATTTGGTGTATCAACTAATGCTATGTCTGCTTACACTCCTAATACATGGAGAAAAGCATCTGAAATGTACAACGCCTGGAAGGGCGATGGCGAGCAATTCAATAAAGATGTAAACATGATTTCAAAGCAGTACTTATTTGATTTTATTGAAGATAATGATAGGCAACCTAATCCATCTGAATTTAACCAGATACAGATTCGTGGAGAAAAACACGCACTAGCGATGTCTGTATTAAAGTTCGTATCATCATTAACGCTGCCACAACAGCCAAAGATGCGTACAGCAATCTCTTATTATCAAGATAGATTTAGTGAAGCAATCAAACTGGACCCAATCAATGGTTCAGAGAACTTTATGAAGGACAATCCTGATTACTTTATGCTTGCTGATAGACTAACAAATAATCTATCTGGAATTCGTTCAGACGAAACAGCCGTTGCTTTGCTAGAACGTAACAATTTTGCAACAAGAGAAATAGTTACTAACATTGCAGACCTTAGCGCATTAGGCGCAGTCTTCAATGATGATAACTATGCATTCTCTAGTGCAGCAGATGCTTACCTTCGCACACAGAAGATTCCTGGCTTGGACAGTAAATACAAGGCTAGCGAAGCATCTCTTTTGAATATGAAGTCAACTATTGTTAACAAGGGTTGGACTGATTGGTTCAAGTTAATTCAGGTAGTTTCAACAGAGATGAAGAAGCCGCCTTACAACCTAGACCCTGCACGTGGCTACGGAGACGTAGTTCTACAGCAGTACAAGGACGCTTTCATTGAGCAACAGAAGATTGAAAATCCTATGTGGTATGATGAAAAGATTAATAGTTCTGGCGGCGGAGACAAAGGTAGAATGGCTAGTGTAATCAAGGCTGTTACTATTGCTGCTAACACACCTTCAATGTGGAAAGACTTATCTCAGCAACCACGTTGGTCTGCTATTGTTGAATACATGAACTTCCGCTACGAGATTAACGATGAACTAAAGCGCAGAGATGTCGGATATGATACTAAGTCAGCAATTGACCTACGTAATCAAGTCACACTTAAAGTGTGGGAATTGCGTAACAAGGATGTAAAGTTTGGTCAGTTCTATGATAGATATTTTGATGGAGATGACTTTAGTGTTATCTTTGATTATACACCACCAAAGAGGAGTAAATAATGGTTGAGCCAGTTATTGGTCGTACCCCTACAGCATCACCAACGGTTAAACCTACTCCTGCTCCAACTGGTGTCCCCATGGGCCTTGGTGTGTCAATCGCAGAGGCTGCAGCAAATACTAGACTAAACATTAAAACACCTACAGGTCTAGGTGTTGAAACAGTTAACTTTGTATCTAGTCTTACTAGAGCACAGATGAAGCAAATTATTCCATGGCTTGATAAGTTTGGTGCTAGCAAAACAGATATCTCAACTATTGGTAATGCTAAGAAGTTCTTACAGAACAACTTTAATACCTATGTTGAAAATGCTGGTAATAGTGTAACCAAACTAATCCAATTATTCAAAGATGACTATGTCCCATCAGCAGATTCTGCTGATAAAATAAAGTCTAGCGGTGTAACACAGTATATTACTGAAAAGTCACCAGCCCTACTAAAGCAGAATGTCGACAAGTTTCTTTTGGAGACTATTGGCAGCACTAATATTAAAGAAGAGTCTCGTAAAAAGATTATGGACGAGATTGAAAAGTTAGTTAAAGAAGGTACGACTACAACTACCAAAAGAGATAAATCTGGTAAAGATACAATTGTCCAAACCGCTGGGTATAGTGATGAGCGTGCGGGTGCTGTTGTAGAGCGCATTGCTAAAGAAGCAGAACCAGGAAAGTATGAACAACAGAAGCAACTAAACTTCTTTGACTTCATGCAACAGGCAGAACAAATGCGAGGTGGTCGCTAATGGTTGATACAAATACTATTGAAGGCATTAAAAACGCATCTTTAAAAGAATATGAAAATAATGGAATTATATACCTTTACGACCCAACAACTCAAACTTTAAACGGTCCAGATGGCAAGCCCTTTACTGGAACTATCGAATGGAGTAACGGTCCTGGAACTTATAAAAATGGAAAAGAAATAAAATCTAGTCCCGACATGTCTAAATTAACAGCAAGTCTTGGCTTTGTTCTTTCTCGAGCACTTCTTGATGACCCTACATATGGTGTAGGCAAAGGAGGACTACAAGAGGTCTATGACCTATGGGCTGCTGGTGATGAAACTGCAGCACTTAATGCTTATTTTCAATCTAACTACTATTTAAAATTAGGCAAGACCGCTGCTTCACGTTTTACATTACTCAAAAATCAGCCAGAAGTATATGCTGCTGATGAGGCTGCTTACATTTCAAATCAAAAGAATCGTTTATTTAAATTAGGTGTTCGAGTTGATGATACTGAACTTACTGACCTATTAAAGAAAGCATACTCTGGCAACCTTACTGATACCCAATTAGATTCATCTATTACTTTAACAAATAGTTATGGTGGTAAGTTTGGTGGAACCATCCTCGGCCAGATGCAAGATTTTAAAAACCTTGCTCGCTCTTATGGTCTGTCATATACTGAGGCTAAGTACAATCAGTGGGGTGCGGATTTATTTGCAAACCGTATTACTGATTCAGAAGTTGAAGAAGCAATTAAGGTTGAATCAGCAAGCAAGTATCCAGGGTTTGCAGACCAGATTATGAAGGGCGTAACAATGGATGCTTTGTCATCTGCTTACAAATCTTCTATGGCTAACATCCTTGAAATTGATGCTGATTCTATTGGGTATGAAGACCCAACCCTTATGAAGGCTTTACAGTATAGAGGATTCGAAAAGACTAAAGAGGCTGGCGGTTCACAGGTAATGCCATTATGGCAATTTGAATCAGACTTGCGTTCTGATGTTCGCTGGCAATTTACAAATAATGCTAGAGATTCAATTGACTCTATGCAGTACAAGGTCATGAAAGACTGGGGGCTAATGTAATGGCTATTACAGATAGATATATGCCAGATGGAGACAGTACTCCAAAACCATTATTAACTGGACCACAAGCACAAGCCGCTGTTAGAAAATTATCATCAGGTCAAACTTTATCAGCAGTAGAGCGCGAATACTTAGGCCTACCAGCAGCGCCAAAGCCAGCATCTCCATATAACTGGAATGAAGGCCAAGCAGAATTAGATACACTTGCTGCAGAAGCACGAACAGCAGCAGATGCCGCAAGAGCAGCGGCAGCAGAATCAATAGCAAATGCTAAAGCAGAAGCCGATAAAGCAGCAGCCGACAAAGCAGCAGCAGATGCAGCAGCAGCGGCGGCGCGTAATGCAGCAGAAGCAGATGCAGCGCGTCGAGCACAAGAAGCAGCAAGATTAGCAGCGGCTCAAGCAGCAGCAGCGTTAGCAGCAGCAAATGCTGGAAACAATTCTTCCCTGAAAGCATTACAAGACCAAATTGCTGCATTAACAAGACAACTTTCAGGAAATACTGCAGCAGATAAAGCAGCAGCAGATGCTGCTAAGTACAATGAACGCATTAGTATTTACTCATCTATGGCAGACCGTTTTAACAAGTACGGTCTTACTGGACTTGCAAATAAGATTAAAGAACTTGCTATTGCTGGTGCAACAGAGGCAACAATTACTTTACAGTTACAAGAGACACCAGAATACCAGCAACGATTTGCAGCAAACGCTGACCGCCTTAAAAAGGGTCTATCAGTTCTAACCCCTGCAGAGTATGTTAATGTTGAGGATTCTTACCGTCAAGTACTACGTGCTTACGGACTAAAGCAGTTTGACAATGATGCATACGTAAGACAGTTTATTGCTAACGATATGTCACCAACAGAACTTTCCAACCGTGTTGTTACAGCAGTGCAGCGTGTGCAGAATGCAGACCCTGCTATTGTTGCTCAACTTAAACAATACTACGGTATTGGCGCACCAGACATGGTTGCCTACGTACTTGACCCACAGCAACAGTTCCAGAAGATTGAACGCCAGATTGCAGCATCAGAGATTGGTGTAGCAGCAGGTCGTCAAGGACTTACCGCTGGAGTATCAGTTGCCGAGCAACTAGCAGCACAAGGTGTTACCGAAGCCGAAGCACGTAAGGGTTATGCAACCATTGCAGACATTCTTCCGACTGCTGAAAAACTATCCGATATCTATGGGACGACATTGGACGAATACCGACAAGCCGAAGGTGAGCAAGAAGTATTCAATAGTTTGGCATCAGCGCAACGTAAGCGTCAAAAACTTACTGCACGCGAAATAGCAGCCTTTAGCGGCTCTAGCGGTACAAACAAAACAAGTCTTACGACATCAAGCGTAGGACAATACTAAAATCCTGAACGGACCTATCGGCCCCGTCAGAGTAATAGACCGAGAGTAGGAGCCAGCCAGTTTCCCCGAACTGAACTGAGGCCTGCGAACTACAACGAATAGAAGGGTGGGTTGCTATGAGCAACAACTACTGGGATGAAGATGACGACGACCTCGATACCGACAATGAGGCGCAAATGGACGGCAGTGACTTACTTAAAAAGTTACGAAAAGCCAAGCGTGCTGATGAAAAGCGTATTAAGGAACTCACTGAGCAACTTGAGGGATTTTCCAAGGCGCAGCGTGAGTCAACCGTCAAATCAATCTTAGAACAAAAGGGTGTAAACCAGAAGGCAGCGCGTCTAATCCTCAAGGATTTAGACGGTGATTTCTCAGAAGAGTCAGTTACAAACTGGCTCGATGATAACGCTGACTTATTTGGCATTGAAGTCTCTCAGAGACCAGATAGTCAAAATCTCGCTACACTACGTCAGCAAGATGTAATGACACAGAATGCCGTTACACCAGACCGAGCACAAGACATCGAGCAACGCATGAACAATGCAAGTTCAATGGAAGAACTCATGGCTTTAATGCAAGGTCAACAATAATATCCGTTCATAGTCAAGGAGACTAATACAAATGGCAAACGCCTATACAGATACCTCGTCCACCTCATTCGGTGGTACAGTAGGTGGCGCAGGTCTCGTACAGAAGGCATATGACCGCCTTCTCGAGTTCGCTCTCCGTTCAGAACCCCTAATTCGTTCTGTCGCAGATAAGCGTCCAGCAAAGCAAGCAATCCCAGGTTCAACTGTAGTTCTACAGAAGTACGTTGACCTAGATGCTAAGACATCAACACTAACAGAGACAGTTGACCCAGATGCAGTAGCATTGTCAACACCAACATCTGTTACTGTAACACTTAACGAGTACGGTAACGCTGTACTTGTAACACGTGCGTTGGAACTATTCTCTCTAGCAGATGTAGACCCAGCAATCGCAAACATCATTGCTTACAACCTTGCAGACTCAATCGACCAGGTTGCAATGACAACTCTACGCTCAGGCACAAACAACATCTACGCAGGTAACGCAACAGCAGTTGCTAACGTTGATGCTGCAGACACACTTGACTCAGCAGACATCCGTCGTGCTGTAGCGAAGTTGCGTGCTAACAAGGCTAAGGGCCGTCGCGGCAATGCATACTGGGTTGGTATTCACCCAGAAGTTTCACACGACCTTCGTGCAGAGACAGGCGACCTTGGATGGCGCTACCCACAGGCACAGTCTGCTTCAGAAGCAAGCAAGATTTGGGCTGGAGAAATTGGTGAGTACGAAGGCGCATTCTTCGTAGAGTCACCACGTCTATACAATGCTAAGTCAGGTGCAAACCAGACAGCATTGACAACAACAGCAGTAACAGTTGCAGGAGTTTCAGCCGCATTTACATTTGGCGTTGCTTCATCTTCTGTTATTGCATCTCGCGCAGAAGTTGGCGATGGAATTGCTGGAACAGGTATCGGTACATCTGCAAAGATTACTGCTCTCTCAACAACAGGTTCAACAACAACAATCACTGTAGATGTTGCTAACTCAGCAGCAGTTACAGCAACAACAGTTGTTACAGTTACACCAGTAACTCGCGTATTCGATACAATCGTTGCAGGTTCACAAGCAATGGCAGAAGCCGTAGCAGAAGAGCCACACGTAGTAATCGGTAACGTTACTGATAAGTTGATGCGTTTCCGCCCAATGGGTTGGTACGGCGTACTTGGCTTCTCAGTCTACCGCGATGAGGCTCTATACCGAATCACATCAGGTTCATCAATCGCTGCTCTCTAGTAGTTAATTGACTGCTGGACAGGGGAAACCCTGTCTGGTGGTGAGTCCACTAAAGGAGGAGTCATGACAGATTATATCTTCGAGACACCAACTGTCGATGAAGGATTAGAAGGAGTTCAAAGACTCTTTACATTCTACAAGTTAACACGTGGAATTAGTGTCATCAGAGTTAATGGAACTTACCGTCAGGTTCGTTATCCATACGATGGTGACTTAGATACTTACCAAGAAGTATACCTTGGTGGTAGCAAGTACACTGTAGATGACACAACAAAGGCAGCACTTATTGCTGGTGGCGTTGGGGTGACGGAAGCAAACTTTACAGCAATATAGGGGACATATGAATTTACATCGCATACAAACGCATCTTGAATTTGTTGAAGGATGTTTTGGTTGCAAGGTAGGAACTCTCGAACTTAGTACGGGTGATGCAAACAGTCAAAGAAATGCTCCTCGTAAAAGATTTGAGAATGAATTAACAGCATACGCTAACGCGAAGTCACAGGGAATCCAACCTGGTGGAACTT